TGCCTAGAAATCCTCATCCAGGCGAATCTCGCCTGATGACTGAACGCGAGAATAGTCAGACACTTTCTTCTCAAAGAAATTGGTCTTTCCCTCGAGACTGATCAGATCCATGAAATCAAACGGATTTGGCGTTCCGTAGATCTTCTTCAGACCCAACTGGACCGCAAGACGATCTGCCACAAACTCAATGTACTGCGACATCATCTTTGCGTTCATACCAATCAGACTGCACGGGAGAGCATCGCAGATGAACTCCTTCTCAAGACTCACTGCTCCAACAATGATCGACTTGATGACATCTGGATGAGGTTTCTCAGACAAGGTGTGAAACAAGGCAACCGCAAACTGTGTGTGAAGTCCTTCGTCGCGGGAAATCAACTCATTGCTGAAGGTCAGACCGGGCATCAATCCACGCTTCTTCAACCAAAAGATTGCGCAGAACGCTCCTGAGAAGAAGATGCCCTCCACACAGGCAAACGCAACGAGACGGGTTCCAAAGGATTGGTTTGAACCCATCCACCCCACCGCCCAGGTTCCCTTGTATTTGATGCAGTCGATAGTCTCGATCGCATTAAATAACTTCGCCTTCTCCTCCTCGTCCTTGACGTAGGTGTCAATCAGAAGAGAGTACGTCTCCGAGTGAATGCCCTCCATCGCATTCTGGAAACTGTAGAACAACTTGACCACCTGAGAACTAACCTCGCCTTGGAACCGAGTCACAAGGTTCTCCATGACAATTCCATCGGAACCAGCGAAGAATGCTAACACCTGCTTGATAAAATGCTTCTCGTTCTCGGTCAACTTGTTCCAATCAGACTGGTCCTTCGAAAAGTCAATCTCCTCCGGCGTCCAAAAAACTGCTACGCTCTGCTTATACATCTTGTAGAGGTGCTGCTCAGACGGCGCGATAGGGAACAGAGTGTACGACATGGCTGTATATATAACGGAGAATACACTTAAACCTTTGTCTCTCCCAGAAGACAATGAGTACTACCAATGTTCAAAATCTTCTGTCAAACGTCTTTCATCCGACGTTTTACTATGACACGACGAACCAGGTATATCAGTCTAAACTTGAACTTGTGAACATCGATACAGTGTCAGCAAATACGGTCTCGACTTTTGCTGCGTCGGTAGGCGACGCCTCTTGCAATGTATATGTTGGTATCAATGCTGGAAATGCGCACTCGAACATGACAGTTAGCAGTAACTTCAACAATACGTTTGTAGGTCCTGCTGCAGGGGGGTCAACGTCCAATGTCAGAAACGGTGTCTTTCTTGGATACCGTGCTGGGTTTGGATCAATCAATAGTTTGAACACGATTTCTATTGGGGCAAGTGCTAACGGAAATGGATCGAATAACATCTGTATCGGGGCATCTGCAGGTGTCTCAAACGCTGGAAACAGTAATATCTTTATTGGCACAGGAGCACTCCCTGCGAGCTCGTCCTTCTCAAACACGATGATTGTTGGCCCCCTTACGGCGTCAACCTATCCAATTGCCCTTCCCTCTAACTACCTGATTGGAGCAGACCTTTCGAATAACTATTTCGGACTCAATCTTTCCAACCCCTCGTATACCTTGGATGTGAACGGATACGCACGTATCGGTACAAACTCAATTGGCGGTCTTGGTATTAACACGAACCCTCTCGATTACACACTTAACGTGAACGGCGACATGCAGGTGTCTGACGGTTATGGTGTTCTCAGGTTCACAAATAGCAACGGAAACTCGACTACGGTTATCAGTAACACTGCATCCTATCCTACCTCAAACGCCACACTTCAGGTCACAGGTGGTATGTTTTCAGTGCGAGGTGTTACTGCTGCGGTGCCCCAAGGCGTGAACCCGGTGAACATTGGTGTATGGAAAAAGGGAGTTACAATGGTCTGTGTGAATGACTCGGTCACGAACATCTCGTATTGTGCAGGGACCTTTGCGGTGTTGATCTCCAACTCATCATATAACGTATATGTGATTGCCTCGAATAGTGGTGGAGGTCTTGGATTCGGATCACCGCCGTTCACTACGAGCAATATCCAATTTTTCAACTCGGGTGGAACCAACAACGCTCTGTTCAATTATGTGATCACGTACTTCCCGACGCCGTAGTTTTTAACTTCTCCACAATCTTACGGATACTAACAGAAGACACGCCAGACGCTTCAGAGATTCGCACCACTTGTCCGTTGAGAACAAAGCAGATTACTCCTGCTACAATCGTCTTGGGTGTATGTTCCATCTCTTTCAGTCCCTCGAGCATCAGGACGATCTTGTCACGATCTGAGTCAGACAGATCCATATCTGCACAGATTCGCTCAGCGATACCAAGTTGCGTGTTCAGAACATTCGAACCCTCTGGAGAGAACCTCATGAGCGCCTTGCACAGAGCACGGATGCTGACGTGGAAGAGTCCAGCAACTTCTTCGTGTGTTCGAGTAGCATCATGCTGACGGCACGCTGTAAAGATCGACGCTGCCATCAGAGCGCGACGGGTTTCGCCTCTGGTCTTTTGCGCATCCTCAACCTTCTTGAACATTGCACATCCGTCCATCACAATCGCTTTTGGTAGTCCCGCCCTAGAGCAAGACTGCTGAATCGCGTCAAAGATACCCATCCAAGATCTCTCTCCGTGACTCGAGAACGACCACGAAGAGAGTTTGGCAATTGACTTTGCCTCTTCTGACTGATTGCCTCCACGCCTCCTCATCATCATGGACCCGTAGGAGGAATCAGGAAGGAGTTCGCTCGTGATCGTCCCTGTTCGGGAAGGGTCGTCTTCAGTATTGCCGTAGACTCGCCACTCTGCTCCTTCGTCGATACAAGCGCCCAGAATCGTTCCGCAGCAAGTGCACACGCGTTCACCATCATCGACCACAACTTCATGTTCGCACATGAGTTTTCAGGAGTAATCGTTAAACTATCCATTTTTATCGCATACTTCCCAATGTTGACGGATCATACACTTGAGGGCGGTAGTTTGTCAACAGTGGTGGACGGTGTTGGTTGAGTTTGCCACCTGCCGTCTTCAACCAAGAGATGAAGAGGTATTTCTCGTCAATCATCCATGCCATGTATCCGCCTTGGGAGAGCACGTTCATGATGTAATCGCGCGCTTCGGACATCTGAAACAACGGATATCCAAAGACGTACGCAGGGATTTCAAACACAATGTAGGGTGCATTAGGAGCGTGGGTTGCTTGCTTACGAATCTGACCGTAGAGTTGACTTAGAACGGGTCTCATTGCCCTCATGCGTTTTTCGCGCCTATCTTCCTGTTCATCCCATACATCACGCGCTTTAAGCATCCTTACATCATCTATACAAGAATGTTTCCCTCAATTGCCCTCGGAGGTGGTGGAGTTCGTGCAGGTATTATGATTGGAGGACTTGCTGCTCTCGAAAAGCGGCAACCACTCATCTTTCCCAAGGGAATCTATGGTTGTTCTGCTGGGTCTATTATCGCCACTGCTCTTGCATACAAGATTCCAGTCAACGCAATTAAGCACATGTTCGACACGGGGTTCAATCTGTCAAGCGTGATTCCTTCTATTAATCTGACATCGATTACGTCCTTCACACAGGAGAAGGGACTCTTCCCAATGGACGCGTTTACTCAAACTGTTCTCAAGGCGTTTGATGGTCAAGGTGTTGACCTACGAAATGCCGTGATTGATGATGCTCCACAGAAACTGTATATTCTTGCTTCCAACTTGACCACACGAAAGGCGGTGTTCTTGACGGGGACCGTACCAATCCTTGATGCAATCCGTTGCTCCTCGTGTTTGCCCTTCGTGTTCCACCCACAGATTCTGTACAACAACCTGTATATTGATGGGGGATTCTACGCACACAATATACACAAGGTTGTTCCTTCTGAAACCCTTGTCTTTCACATTAGTCGGACTGAACTGAACATTACTCCGGATCGACTTAAAAAGATGACTCTCTCAGACTATTCTGCTACTCTCTATGAAGCCTTCCGCATGGAATCCCACACGGACAATGTGGTCTGGTTCAAGAATGATACCATCTCACTCATGCAAGAACTGAGCGACGCGCAAAAGAAGCAACTCTACGATGAGGGGTTTGCTCAGGGATCACGCTTCTTTTCCAAGCGTTTCCCGGAGGTACTGGGTTAACTTCGCAGTCGTCGGAACACCTTCAAATGTGTACAGACCTGTCGAGGTTTCCAACTTGATGGTAGGATAACCCTCGACTTCATACATGTCGGCAGTCTTGCGATCCTTCTCTGCGTTCACGCGAACAAACGAAACAGTCGTGTTTCCAAACGTAGTAGGTCCCGCCTCAAGTTTCTCCCACTCAGGCATTGCCTTGATACAGTGTCCGCACCAGTCTGTGTGAAAGAAATAGAAATTCGCCTTGTCCTTGGGAACCTCGCGCTTAGGCGGCGCTACAAGTGGTTTCCAGAGGCGCCATACAAGATACGCGAGCACGGCAAATGCCAGAACTGTGAGAAACGTCCTCATTGCTTCAAGACACGAGAAATTCTACGCTGTTTTTCAAACCAACGTCGATACGCCTCTTGCGGTGCCAATCCTTCCTTGATCTGAGACCATGCGATATCTGTTGTCATGCGTTCTGGTTCAAATGGACGAGAGTGAATTTTCATCCACTTTCCGTTGTACCTTACAAGAAACACGGGGGATTCCATTGTTTCTTAAAGGTAGGTAGTTAGTAAACCATATGGAGGTTGTGTTTTATGGTGTTGCTAAGGGACTTGTTGCTGTAGCGGGAAACTATATCGTGCATTATGGCGCTTCTCGGATTTATGACAAGTTCTGCGTTCCTCACACATTTGAGGAGGTTCTCTACACATTGGTTACAACATCAAGTCCCGTTTGTGTTGTAGCGCTGGGCACAATGCAGATGACGCAGAACAACTATGGAACGTTGCTTACCACAACGTTAGCGTCTCATTTGGTGAACGCTCTTAAGGTGTAGTCTACACACGTCCCGAGGGTCCTTACACCCGAGGGAACCCAACCAGGTTGGCACCGATTCCGAAACCGGCGCCAGTGCGAGCAGAGGCGCCCACGCTAGGCGCATAGATATCCAGGATGGCGAACGTGGCCGTCGCGACGAGGGCGATCATGCCAACCTCGGCAACCTTGAGGGTCTTGCCAGGGAGAACGAACGCGGCAATCGCAACCGCGAGACCCTCCAGGAGGTACTTAACGAGGCGCGTGATGAGGTCGGCCATATCAACACCGGCAGAAGGGGTAGGCTTCGGCTTAGAATCAGACATTTGTTTGGTTCTTAGATGCGAATAATTTTTCAATAGGCGGGAGCAGAACCTCCCGAGAAAAACTTAAATCCAACAAGTGTAACTCCAACGACCCACACACCCCACCAAGGAACATAGAGGGACAGATACTGGAGAATGAGGAAGAAAACAAGTGCGTGAACGGCAGCAGCAGTCATGATCGACGCTCCAGGAGGGAGAGTCACGAGGACACCAGGCACAAGCAGAAAGAACAGGTAGGCGGTGGTGAAGATATCGTACATTTATCTACTTGCGTTAAAATAATGGCAGACGATCTGATACCGCTTCTCTTTGACACGCAACCCCAGGAATATCGCGGGTATGCAGATCTCTTTGTAATTGGTCCTCCGCCGAAGAACCTCGTATTCATGAGACCCGAATATCGCGCAAAGTTTATGGAGGGGCTAAAAGTGCTCTTCCCTGATGAACTTCCGACCGTGCAATTCAAAGCAAATACCACGGAAGGACTTTTCTTTTATGGTCCTAAGATGAACATTACTTTTTTTAAGTCTCAAGATTTCGAATCACCGGGAATTCTGGTTCACTATTCCGATGATGAAAAGAACAAATGGGTCTTGCTTGGAGAACTAGAAGGGCGCGAGGGTGATCCTGATGAATATGAAGATCCGAATGCTGATGTAATAGAAGAGCTCTTGCTACAGATGGCTGCAGAGGCTAGAGCTGGACGACAGGCACAAGCATCTCCGCAAAAGCTTTCTTTGAAGCGTTCTGTTATTGGTTGGAATGACCCTATTACCATTACACCTGTGCATTCGGGCGACCCAGTCATCCGCCTGAACAAGGATAATCGTTTTGTTTTTCATCGCGCAGACCTTGAGCGCTGGTGGGTAGGAAATAAACCGAGAAATCCCATGACCAACTTGCCTGTTGCACCGCACCAGATTGAGAGATTTGTGGCCGAGGTTGTGGAAGACGCAGGAGATGAGCCCATGAACGGTGGACGTCGTCGCAAGCGTCTCCGTAAGACTATGCGTAGAAAGAACTTAAGGTCAACTCGCAAGAACAAGTAAATGCCCCGCACCGAGCTTCCTAAGCGTGATGAGGATGGCGTGATTGATTATCTCGACGAGGACCCGGAGATCCCGACGCAGAAGTATTGCATCGTGTCCTTCATCAGCCCCGAGAAGGTGATTAAGCAGAAGGAGGAGTTCATGTTTGAGAAGTTCGTGGAGTGGATGGACTACGAGTGGAAGGTCAAGGGACTCGAGAGTCTCATGGCGTTCCTGGCAAAGAAGTATTCCCTGAAGATCGAGGACCTGATGAAGGATGCGAACGACTTTGCATCTGTTCGTAAGGAGGAGATCAAGAAGACAGACATCCACGAGCAGTATGAGATCTTCCTGCTCAAGGAGGAGAAGAACCTTCAGGAGATGTATGATAACAAGGTTGATTTCCGCACCAATGTTCGCGGTGTCAAGGTTCGCCGTTCGTTCCCCACGGTTGAGGAGGCGCAGATGTTCTCCAAGGTTCTCCAGCGCCGGTACCCCAAGGACAACCTCTACATCGGCAAGGTGGGTGCGTGGTTGCCGTGGGACCCCTCGGAGCACCTGATGCCGGAGGTTGAGTATGCGGAGAAGGAACTCAACGAGCTGATGCGCAAGTACAAGGAGAACGAGTCCAACAAGGAGATGTTCTTTGCTGAGCAGCGCGAGGAGTCGATCAAGGCGCAGAAGGAGGAGAACGAGCGTCGTCGCAAGGCCAATGCGGCAGAGAAGGCGTTGGAGGACGCTTCTCAGGCTGTCCATCCGACGGAGGGGGTGCTGCGTGAGTAAAATGTTGATTTAAAATAAGATGGAGGACGAGCTATACGGGCCTATCAAGAAACGTAAGTATATCGTCGAACCTGGAGCACCGTATCCCCGAAGGGAACTAAAAAACCCAGGATTAGCTTCAATTAACGCTCAGAGGAATAGGGCGGCACGGGCTGCTCAGGCCGCACCCGCACCCGCACCTGCACCTGCACCTGCACCTGCGCCTTCATCAGATTCCATGGAGGATATCGAATCTCGTCGTCGTAGTGCGCGTATTGCTGCAGCAGGACTCGCAAAGGCTCAGCATGCGGAAACTGAGGCGGAGAAAAAGAGGTGGGATGACGAGGTGAAGAAGGCGATTGCTGAGGGTAAGAAATACAAGAAGGCGGTTGCGATCAAGGTGCGTGAACTCCACGCAAACGCTTCTGTAGATGAACTGTTCGCACTCGTAGATATCCTCTCTTGGGCGGGCGAGAAGTATGCGTCACTGGAGGCGTCTGTCTTTGCATATGAGAAGCAGAATGAGGAAGAGGAAGAAAAGGCGAATTCTGAAAAGGAGAACGCGATGCTCACGCTTGGACTGACTGAGTTTATTGAGCAGGGTATTAAGGCGGGCGAGGGTCTTCGGTATGCTGGTGACAAGAAGAGCAATGCGGTTCTGCTTGCATCATCGATCCTTCAGGAGATGGGAGCGCCTGTTCCTGAGGATCCGCACTTCAAGGATGTCAACTACGGTGGTCGTCGTCGCAAGACGAAGAAGTCCAAGAAGTCGCGTCGCAAGACCAAGCGCCGTGTTTAATCACGTCCATCTTGCTTCTTCACCCACACGGAAGGTGGGGCGTTCTTCTTCCGCAAGGAAGCGGCGTTATAGTCGTCGGAAGCGAGCATAGCAGACTGGAATGGACGATTATCCGCCCACAAAGACTGGTCACACAATCTAAACGGAGGATGCTCAGACGCCTTATACCAAAACACCTGATCCTCTAGTTTGTTAGAGGACACGTTGTTGCAAATGACCAGTCCCTCGTAGTTCTCTGTGCACTGGTCCATGAAATCACAAAACATCTCAAACGTAGGAAACATACCCGCGTAATTCTCGTAAATCCTACGACGATTACCTAGGATATTCTCACGAAGAATGAAGACAAAGTCCACGTTGGTGCGCAAGTTAGGTGTGATACCGAGCGGGTACTGCATGGTGATAATGGTCAGCATGTCCAAGTGACGACCGTTCATGAATACGAACCGTGTAGACTCTTCATTGATCCACTCTTTCGCAGCATACAAGCAGTCATCCAAAATCATGAACGCACGAGGGTCAAATGCCTGACCACTCGCCTTTGACTTCAAAAACCTCTGTTTGGCAGCAAACTGGCGCTTAATAAAATTCTGTACCTTTGCAGGTTCATATTTATCGTGAATCAACTTTGATGGTACAAAGGATTGAAAGTACTCGTTCACCGCTTCTGTAGGCGAAATGACAAGACCAGCAGGAAAGCAGTCTTGAACGTTGAACAGCAAATCGCGCGCCAAGAAGGACTTACCCGTGTCCTTCTTGCCGATGATCACAATCATAGGACTCTTGCGGGAGTCCATCCCGCATCGTTCCTTGATCATGTCCATATTAAACTTCTTCAGTTGGAAGTTCATCTTGTTCTGGTGGGTCGTTTATTTTTTCACATTCCTCGCCGAGTCTTTTCATAATGGGAAAGGATCTGAGAACTACGCCCGTGCCACTGAAGATCCATCGAGTCTCCACATTGGATGGAACGCAATGGAATATGAAGTCTATGCAACCCTTCTTTCCCAGTCTTGAGAAGTTGTTCAAGACAGAGAATGTCGTTGGACTCCACGACTATGGAGTCAAGGTATCTTCTCCGATCGAGTCGATTGTAGATGCGAAGAACGTTAAGGTTCATGGTCAGACGATTCCTGTTCATCGAAAGACGACTATGATTCTGTCGCCCTTCAAGACGATGCGAGGAGACTATGGATCTTTTGGTGTCCCGAAGCGCACAGACGTTGCCGACGATATGCAGGATCGCATGCAGAGTCCTCATACTGCCGCCTACGTTGGCGCAATGACATCGATTGCTCTGTCTGAGTCTGGATGCCGTCATTTCCCCAAGGTCTATGGCGTCTATGTTGGTGTAGCGAGCACCCATACGATCGACATCTCTGAGGACTATGAGGACCTGACTGAGAAGGGATGGTTTGCCGATAAGATTGGGTCAACATTCGAACTCCGTCTCCGCACAGCAGGTCACGACGCTGAGTTTTCTCACACTCGCCGTGCACGTGCGATGCTCGAGATGGGCGATGAGGTTGATCTGGGTGAGATCGAGGATGTAGACGCTGACCACGTGAGCAATCCTGAGACCGTAGAGAGTGCTGAGGCGTATGATGTTGCTTCATCTGAGTCCCCCGAACTGAACGAGGAGGAAGAGGACGATGACGATGTCTACGATATTGAGTCGTGTGCGTGCTCTGACGCAACAGACGATGAGGAAGGTGATGAGGATGAACCTGAACCGTTTGCATGGGCAACGTTCAAGGATGCGCCTGTTGTGAC